TTAAACATAAGACTGGTAGTCAACTAATTGGTTTCTTTGTTACTAGTGGTAGAAATCTATCATACAACGAACTATCAAACTTTTCTAAAGACCCATATCAAAACTCTTATGAGGAAACTATGAAGGCTAGAAAAGAATTGAAAGAACATGGTGTAATAACAAAGAAGAATATTGGTTATGATGAACTCTATATCTTACCTAAGTCTAAATTACAGGTAAAAGATGAAGAGGCAGATATTACAACTGATATGAGTGCCGCTAAAATGAAGCAACAATTTCTTAAAAACTTTAAAACAAAGCGTGTTTCTAGGGTTTTACTCAACAAATTTATTGACAAGGTTGCGTAAGTCATTGAAATATAATGCTTTTAATTTTAAGAAAATGGTTGACAAATCACCAAAAGTATGATAGGATATAACAATAATTAAAAAGTGAGGACTTTATTATGACTAAATTGAATGAAACTAAAATTGAATTTATCGAACTTGCTCATAAAGAGTTTGGTTCTTTAGATATCACAACCCAACAAATCAAAGACCTTGAAAGAAATTTCAAAGTTGACGGTTCTTGGGTATCACATTGGAGATACAAAGACCAAGTGGCTAGAAAAGGTCGTGGTGTTTATACTTTACCAAATATTATAAACCCATCTAAAAATGTTAAACAAAAAGTTGAACCTGTTTCTCAACCTGTAACTAAAGGTAGAATATCTACTGCGGTTGCAATACAAGAAAATCTTGTACCTAATAAAGAAGAAACATTTGTTCCTTTTGGTAACTTTAGAGATATTAAGAATATCATTAAATCTAAAATTTTCTATCCAACTTTCATTACTGGTCTTTCTGGTAACGGTAAAACTTTAGGTGTTATCCAAAGTTGTGCTGAACTTAAAAGAGAATTAATTAGAGTTAACATAACAATCGAAACTGATGAAGACGATTTACTTGGTGGGTTTAGATTGCAAGACGGTCAAACTGTTTGGCATGATGGTCCAGTAGTTGACGCTATGAAGCGTGGTGCTGTTCTATTATTAGACGAAATAGATTTGGCGTCTAATAAGATTATGTGTTTACAACCAATACTAGAAGGTAACGGTGTCTTTTTAAAGAAGACTGGTACCTTTGTAGAACCTAAAGATGGGTTCAATGTCGTTGCCACTGCTAATACTAAAGGTAAAGGTTCTGATGACGGTAGATTTATTGGTACTAACATAATGAACGAGGCTTTCCTAGAAAGATTTCCTGTTACATTCGAACAAGAATATCCAAATGCAAAAACTGAAACAAAGATTTTAGATAATGTAATGGATCATTACGGTAAAAAAGATACTGACTTTACTGCCAATCTTGTTAAGTGGGCAGAGGTTATTCGTAAAACTTTCTTTGACGGTGGTGTTGATGAGATTATTGCAACCAGAAGATTGGTTCATATCATTAATGCCTATGCAATCTTTAACAACAAGTTAAAGGCTGTTGAAGTTTGTATCAATCGTTTTGATGATGATACTAAAAAGAGTTTCCTTGATTTGTACACTAAAGTTGACGCTGGTGTGTCGATTGAAGAATTAAATCAAGGATCTTCCAATGATGGTGAGGAGTTGGTTGATGACCAATAAATCCATTTTTCATAATGTAGACCTCAATGAGTACGGGCAACCCACTGGGAAGTACCCGTACTCAAACTTAAAAGGTGGTAAGAATGTTTAAATTAATTCTAGGTATAATTATAGGTTATGCCGCAGTAATGATATGGGGACCTGATGTTGCTTATATCATATACAATGGAGTAATAGAAATTATTAGAGAGGTGGTGAATAGTCAATGACACTAGAGGTTAAAGTTAGAAATAACAATATTGAAAAAGCAATTAGGCAACTAAAGAAAAAAGTTATGAAAGAAGGTATCTTAAAAGAGGTGAAGATGCGCCAGTACTATGAGAAACCTACTTTAAAAAGACAACGCAAGGCCAAAGAGGGTCTAAAGCGTATTAACAAATTAAAGAGACAGCAAGAGCGGTTTCTTTAATACAACCTTATATAAGGAGTATATTATGGCTAGAAAAAGAATAGCAAACTCAACTAAATTTCTAAATGCAATGCTAAGAGGCAATAGTATTTCTTGGACAGATGCACAAAAGAAATTCAACTTAAAATCACCAAGAAGTGTGGTGAATAAGTTAAGAGAAGATGGACATTGTGTGTACATCAACAAATCAAAAAAGGGTACCAGTTACAGAATTGGCAACCCATCTAAGGCACTAATTGCCGCAGGTTTTGCTGCCCTAGATAACATGAACAATGCCGTTGGAGCATAAATAGTAACACAGGCAATTCGTAAGACCTGTTGTTAGTTGCCTCTCGTAAAGTGCAACATTATAAGTCTTTTTAGGGTTTAGACTTGAAAAAAACAAAACCCTACTTATATAAATAATAGTGTATATGCCATGATGGGTATACATTTTAAACTTGCTAAACAGGAGTAATACTATGAATAGCACAAGAAATTTATCAATATGGGGTGATTTAAGACCTTACTCAATAGGGTTTGATAATCTCTTCCATCACTTTGACTTACATTTAGATAGTAAGCAAACAACTTTTCCACCATATAATATCGTTAAAGGTAAAGACGAACTAAACTGGACTATTGAACTGGCACTTGCCGGGTACAATAAAAAAGATATAGATGTCCATTATGCTGATAACTCATTGACTATAAAATCTATCCACAAAGATGAAGATGATACTGAAACAATACATAGAGGTATTGCAAAAAGACATTTCACTAGATCGTTTACTGTGGCAGATGATGTTGAAGTGAAAGGTGCAGAAATGGTTGACGGCATGTTGAAAATTGCTTTAGAGAAAATCGTACCAGAAGGTAAGAAACCTAGAACAATTGATATTGCATAAATTTTTTGGGCGGGGTGTAAACCCCGCTTGACTTTTAAACTAAATTATGATAGAATGTGATTATGTATAAATTTAAAGAAAATATTATTTTAGATGATGTGAAAAGGTATATTGATAAAACCTATCGTTCACATTACTCAACTACACAAAAACAAGCAACTGAAATCATCATTGACCAAGGTCATGGTGAAGGTTTTTGTATGGGCAATATTTTAAAGTATGCCCAACGATATGGCAAAAAAGATGGCAAGAATAAGAATGATCTTATGAAAGTTATTCACTATGCTATAATACAATTATCGCAAGACCACTATAGTAATGATAAGTCTTTATTTGAAACACTAAACGAAGATTTACTACAACACGATATTGGTAAATGGAACGATAATGCACCACTTCGAAACCCAATGGCAGAGAAGTTAAACAACCCTAATGACTAGGAGATTATATAATGAAAATAAGTGATAATACCAAAGAGATACTTAAAAACTTTAGTGAGATCAATCCTAACTTGATGATCACACCAGGTAAAACTATTAAGACTATCTCTACAATGAAAAACATATTGGCAACAGCAGAGGTCGAAGAAGACTTTCCGCAAGATATTGCCATATACGACCTATCTGAATTTTTAGGCATGATGTCTTTATTCAGTAAACCAACATTTACTTTTGATGAAAAGTTTATGACAATCAATGAAGAAGGTACTTCTACAAAGTCTAAATATTTCTTCGCTGACGCTTCTATCTTAACTACCCCACAAAAAGATGTAAAAATGCCTGACACAGAGGTAGAGTTTACACTTACTGAGGCAGACCTAATTAAAGTTAAAAAGGCAGCCGCGATGTTACAATTACCAGACATATCTGTTAAATCAAATGATGGTGATATAATGATGTCCGCGATAGATAAGAAGAACGAAACAGCGAACACTTACGGTGTAAAAGTTGGCGTTTGTGATACAAACAAATCGTTTGACTTTCATTTTAAAACTGAACATCTTAAAATGTTACCTGGTGATTATACTGTTCATATATCATCTAAACTTATTTCTAATTTCAAACATAAGAACAAAGCCCTACAATATTGGGTTGCGTTAGAAAATACAAGTAAGTATGAGGGATAATTATGGACAACACATTATGGGTAGAAGCGTATAGACCTTCTACGATTGACGAGTGTATATTACCCGTTGAGATTAAAAAGACTTTTAAGTCTATACTCAATCAAGGTGATATACCAAATTTATTATTATCTGGTACTGCTGGTACAGGTAAAACTACTGTCGCTAAGGCACTATGTAATGAACTTGATTGTGATGTTATGGTCATCAATGGTTCTGACGAAGGTCGTTCAATTGATGTTGTAAGAAATCAAATCAAAAATTTTGCCAGTACTGTATCACTAAACGAAAGTGATAAACCAAAAGTTGTTATTGTTGACGAGGCAGATTATATGAATGCTGAGTCCGTGCAACCTGCGTTAAGAAACTTTATCGAAACATTTAGTAATAATTGTAGATTTATATTTACATGTAATTACAAGAATAAAATTATACCTGCTATTCATTCTAGGTGTACTGTTATAAATTTTGTAATACAGAATAAAGATAAAGAACAACTAGCAGGTTTATTTCATAAAAGATTATGTACAATACTTGAACAAGAGAACATAGACTTTGACGCCAAGGTTGTTGCAGAATTAATCATCAAATATTATCCTGACTTTAGAAGAACAATAAACGAGTTACAAAGATATTCTGTATCTGGTAAAATAGATACTGGCATACTTGTAACAATATCTGAAGCAAACCTACAATCATTATCTAAGGCACTAAAGAATAGACACTTTGGTGATATGAGAAAGTGGGTCGTAGATAATATTGACCAAGATCCTGCAGGACTATTTAAAGATTTATATTCAAACTTTTATAATACTATGAAACCAGAAAGTATACCACCTATGGTTATACTATTGGCAGAATATCAATATAAAAATGCGTTTGTGGCTGACCCAGAGTTAAATATGGTGGCATGTTTAACAGAAATAATGGGTGAGTGTAAATTCAAATGAGTGAGTATAAATTAACAAACTACCTCACCGCAATCAACTGGTCGAAAGAAAAACTACTAGATAGTGATGATAAAGATTGGGAAAAGAAATATCCACCATTCATTATCAACAAAGGTTTATCTTACTTTCCTGATACGGTGATGTATGCTAACGAAATGAATAGGTTACATCATGCCTCAAAACACATGCAATTTTCGTTTCTACTAAATACTATAAGAAATAAGAAACGATTTAGTAAGTGGTTAACAAAGAGTAAGATCAAAGATATTGATGTTATAAAACAATACTATGGTTACTCAAATAAGAAAGCAAGTGAGGCTCTCAACATTCTTACCAAATCACAGATTGATTATATAAAAGAGAGATTATATAAAGGTGGGAAAAAATGAGTGAAGTTATAGAATGGAAACCAGATCAAATGCTCGAGGTGAAAATCAAAGAGCCAGACGATTTCCTAAAAATTAGAGAGACACTAACACGAATAGGTGTTGCAAGTAGAAAAGAACGGAAGATATATCAATCTTGTCATATACTACATAAACAAGGTAGATATTTTATTGTTCACTTCAAAGAGTTATTTGCCTTAGATGGCAAGACAGCAAATATTTTTGCCAATGATATTGAAAGAAGAAATACTATTGGTAAATTATTAAGTGATTGGGGACTTATAGAACTTGTTGGTGAAGTTACCACAACAGCGCCTCTATCACAAATTAAGGTACTACCATTCAAAGAAAAACATGAATGGATATTAGAACCAAAATATAACATTGGTAAAAAACCAAGTGAGGAGAAAAATGAGAACGGAAATAATACAAGCGCTTAGATCCCACGCACAGGGACATATTGATAAACATAAAGCAAATGTGGAAGTCTACATGAGACAAGTTGTAGGCATAGGTGAACATAGCGATATCATTGAAACTTTAGAAAAAGAACTTAATCAGATTGCTATGTACGAAGATCAACTTGAGGCATTAGACAAACATTTTCCACTTGACAAATAAGTCAAAACCTGATATAATTACATAATGGATTTTTATACGAATGTTACGCCACATGGCGATTTTCTACACATACGAGGTTTTCAAAACGGTGAAAGATTTTCTGAAAGAATAAAATACCAACCTCGTTTATATTTTCCATTCAAAGGTCAATGTACCCATAACTCTTTAGATGGCAAAGGTCTTATGCCTAAATCTTATAATACAATAAGAGAGGCAAGAAGTGCCATCAAAAGATATGAAGAACATAAAAACTTTGTTTATGGCACAGATAGATTTCAATATCAATTTATTTCAGACAAATATTCTGGCACAGTAGAATATGATAAAGATAAACTTCGTATTTACACTATTGATATTGAGGTTGAAAGTGAACATGGTTTTCCTAATGTAGAAGACCATGCAGAAAAAATGATTTGTATAACAATCAAAGACCAAGTTAAAAAACAAATATTGGTTTGGGGTTTAGCAGATTATAAACCTAAACAAGATAATGTGCATTATATAAAATGTATTGATGAAAAAGATTTACTTATCAAGTTTATTAAATTCTGGAAAGAATATACACCTGACATCATTACAGGTTGGAATAGTAAATACTTTGACATACCATATCTTGTAAGACGAATTGATAAGATACTTGGTGAAACTGTAAAGAATAAAATGTCGCCTTGGGGTCAAGTCATGGAAGATAGTACCTACTATATGGGTAAGACACAAACTTATTTTAGATTACATGGTATTGCACAATTAGATTACCTACAACTTTATCAAAAATTTACAATCAAAAACCAAGAGAGTTATAAACTAGACCATATTGGTTTTGTAGAACTTGGTGAAACAAAAGACGATAACCCATATGATACTTTCAAAGAATGGTATCAACAAGACATACAATCATTCATAGATTATAATATACAAGATGTTGAATTAGTTGATAGACTAGAAGATAGATTACAACTGATAGAACTTGCAATCACTATGGCATACAATGCCAAAGTAAATTATGAAGATGTATTCTCACAGGTTCGTATGTGGGACACTATTATTTACAACGAACTATTAAAAACAAATACGATTGTACCAATGCGTGATATGAATCCACAATCGAAAGAACTTGTTGGTGCATATGTAAAAGAACCTATTACTGGTTTCCATGATTGGGTAGTATCGTTTGATTTAAACTCACTATATCCACATTTGATTATGCAGTATAATATTTCACCAGAGACAATATTATCTGATCGTAAAGATGTATTGATAGATGAACTACTAGACAAAAAGATTGATATGTCTGATGGTAATTGTATGGCTGCAAATGGCACAATGTACAAAACAAATAAACTTGGTATGTTACCTAGAATTATTAAAAGAGAATATGACGACCGTGTTATCTACAAAAAGAAAATGTTAGAGGCAGAACAAATGTATGCCAACACAAAAGATAAGAAGTATGAAAAACTGGCAAGAAAATTTTATCTAATACAACATTCTAAAAAGATTTCTTTAAATAGTGCCTATGGTGCGATTGGTAACAAATATTTTAGATACTATGACCACAGACAGGCAGAAGCAATCACTACATCTGGTCAATTGAATATCAGATGGATAGATAAAAAAGTCAACGAGTATTTTAACAAGTTATATAAAACAGACAATAAAGATTATGTTATTGCCTCTGATACAGATAGTATCTATGTTAATATGGCACCACTTGTAAAGTTAACTGGTGCAACTGATAAAACAAAAATCGTAAAAGCATTAGATCAATTCTGTACAGAAAAGTTTGAACCATATATCGAAAAGTGTTATAACGAACTTGGTAGTTACATGAATGTTTATGAAAACAAAATGGTAATGAAAAGAGAAGTTATCGCTGACAAAGGTATCTGGACGGCAAAGAAAAGATATATTCTTAATGTTCATAATTCTGAGGGTGTACAATACCCAGAACCTAAATTAAAAATCATGGGTATCGAGGCAGTAAAAACTTCTACCCCTTTACCTTGTAGAGATAAACTTAAAGAGGCATTCAAAGTTATCATGGGTGGTGATCAACAAGAAATGAAACAATTTATTATTGACTTTAGGCGTGAGTTTGAATTGTTACCACCTGAACAGATTGCTTTTCCTCGTAGTATAAATGGTGTGAAGAAATATGGTGATAGAACATCTATATACAAGAAAGGTACACCAATGCATGTTAAAGGTGCATTGATGTATAATCACCTACTTAAAATTAAAAAGATTGGTCATAAGTTTCAATCTATCTATGAGGGCGACAAAGGTAAATATATTCACCTAAGAAAAAATCTATGGAATGCAAACTGTATTACTTTTATATCTAAATTACCTAAAGAGTTTGATATGCATGGGTATATTGATTATGAAACACAATTCACTAAATCATTTATGGAACCATTACGATTTATTCTAGGTGCAATCAACTGGCATATAGACGCCTCTGATAGTAATACTATTGAGGACTTTTTTGCATGATATTAAATCAACAAGACGCTGAATGGGCGATGTTATATTTTACAAACTACTTTGCTCAGTTTGATAGAATAGATCAATATATTAAAGAGCAAAAACTAGAACAAGTAAAAGACTTTCCATTTCAATTACCTGGTATGGCAGATGAAGATGATTTCTTTAATGACTTTGGCATATTGCCAGAGAATATGAATTTTGATATACAAGAAATGGACAACGATACATTTACCAGAATATTAAATAAAGTTACAAGTCATACCGCGATGGCAAGTATACCTGGTAAGGCAATACGAATAATTGTAAAAGAAACAAACACAAATAAGATTGTAGGGTTTATTCGTTTTGGTAGTCCTATGATGAATAGTAAACCTAGAAACGAAGTATTAGGTAGACCATTGAAAACGCAAGACAAGGTAGAAATGAAAAGATTTAATCATGCCGCAATCATGGGTTTCACTATTGTGCCTACACAACCATTTGGTTACAACTATCTTGGTGGTAAATTACTTGCCGCGATATGTTGTAGTCATAGAATAAAGAAACTGATAGATGATAAGTATAACACAAATATATGTTTGTTTGAAACAACAAGTTTATATGGTAGTAGTAAATCGTCAAGTCAATATGATGGTATGAAACCTTACTTACGATTTAAAGGTGTAACAGAAAGTAATTTTATACCTATGTTACATGGTGAAAGTTTTACAAAGATAAACGATTGGTTTAAAGAGAAGAATGGTGGACCTATTGTAAAAGATGGTATTAGTAGTCGTAAGTTGACAACACATCATGCCATGATAAATATAATACAATCATCATTAAAAAAACATAACGAACACTTGTATAATAAATTTGTAAAATTTTTAGAAGACAAGAAGTCTTTAACAGAAAAGAAAAGATTTTATGTAAGTGATTACGGTTACGAGAATGTACCAGATTATATTAAAGGTAAAACAGATAAACTAAAACCAGGATTTCATTACGATAAATTTTCTTTTGAAAATGTAATTAAATGGTGGCAAAAGATTGCTACTAAAAGATATAATAAATTAGTTGCCAATGAAATGGTAAGAAATGACCTTGAGATATGGACAGAGGGTGCAGATATACAAATTATAAGATAATGCTTGACTTATGGAAAGGAATGTGATATAATGAAAGAACTTTTAGAAAAACTAGACGACCAAAATCTAAACCTTGGTGATTATCAAACTATGATAAAGGTTTTACAAGCGTCATTACAACGAGGTGCAATACAGATAACAGAATGTGAAACTGTAGGCAAACTCTACAAGAAATTAGATTTTATGATAAAAAAGGAGACAAACAATGCCAGACTTTCTGAAACAGATAATTAAAGAAACAGGTAACGAATATGCCAGTTTAGTAAGTGAAGGTGTAGAAGCAGGTGATGTAGATACATTTATTGATACTGGTTCACATATATTCAATGCAGTATTGTCAGGTAGTATTCATGGTGGCATACCATCAAACAAGATTACCGCATTAGCAGGTGAAAGTGCAACTGGTAAAACATTCTTTGTACTAGGCATGGTTAAACACTTTTTAGATAGTAACCCAGACGCAGGTGTGATATACTTTGAAAGTGAAAGTGCGTTAACAAAACAACTAATCGAAAATCGTGGTATTGATAGTGAACGAATGATTATAATGCCAGTAACAACTGTACAAGAATTTAGAACACAGGCAATAACTGTATTAGATAAATACATGGAACAAGATGAAGCAGATAGAAAACCTATCTTTATGGTATTAGATAGTCTTGGTATGTTATCTACTACAAAAGAAGTTGAAGATACAGCAGATGGTAAAGAAACTAGAGATATGACTAGGGCTCAAGTATTGAAGGCTGCATTTAGAGTGTTGACTTTGAAACTTGGTCGTGCAAAAGTACCTATGGTTATTACTAATCATACCTATGATGTTGTTGGTGCATATATGCCAACTAAAGAAATGGGTGGTGGTAGTGGACTTAAATATGCCGCAAGTACAATCATTTACCTATCAAAGAAAAAAGAAAAAGATGGTACAGAGGTCATTGGTAATATCATACATTGTAAGACACAAAAGTCCAGATTATCAAAAGAGAATATGATGGTCGATGTTAGATTAAGATATGAAACTGGATTAGACAAGTATTATGGTTTACTTGATCTGGCAGTTAAACATGGTATATTTAAACAAGTATCAACAAGAATAGAACTACCAGATGGCACTAAACAATATGCCAAATCTATCTACAACGAACCAGAGAAATATTTTACTGATGATATAATGGCACAACTAGACGAGGCAGCAAAAAAAGAATATAGTTATGGCAATCCCGAAGTATAGTTATATGCAAAATCCACAAAGTGATTTGACTGGGTTTCTTATACAAGAAGGAGAGTTCGAGGGTGTTATGTACACTTATGGTAAAGTAACACCCATAGAAGAAAACGATAAGTTACGGTTAAAGTTTGAATATAATGTACATGAAAATCCAAAAGATATAGATACCAATTCAGAAAGTTTTATAAATGTCATGGGCGACATTTTAGCAATCGAAGTAGAGAAGGATAATAATGGTAACAGCGGAAAGAATAGAGAGAACAACACTTAAAAATTTATTACATAACGAAGACTATACCAGAAAAGTATTACCTTTTCTCAAGGCAGAATACTTTGATGACCGTAAAGAACGAATTGTATTTGATGAGATCAGAAAGTTTATTGACCAATATAATAAACGACCTACTAAAGAAACTCTACAAATTGATATTGGTAAACGCAAAGATTTAAACGAAGACGAATCT